CGGTTCCCAATGTTCCAGTTACAGTTTCACCAACAGCAAAAGTACCACTTTGCATTTCAATTTCAATTAATTTAGGCATGGCATATTTAGCCATATCAACATTATCAAAAAATGCATACATTCTTGTTGTTGGTTTTAATCTTCTTGCAATAAATTCAATATTTCTTGTACGCATTTTATGAATAACTTCAGTAGATATAACAAATGTACCTAAATTAACTGTATCAAATCTTTCGGATACTTTATATTGAATACCTTGTCTCGCTTGTTTTGTAGTAGTTAATGTGGTTACATTAGTAAAATTAGTATATTGATCTCTGTAGTTTATGGTAGTAGTTTCGGGAATTCCTCTACCTTTTTGGAATCCTCCCCTATGGGTACTTCTGGAAATTTCTTGAGTGCCAACATATATGCTACCCATATTTTGTCTAGCAATTTCTTGAGTACCAGTCCATGTTGTTTCCCAAGATCCCCAATCTATAGGAGATAGTCCCGTATTTGAATCAACACCAAGTTGCTGTATTGTGGTTGAATAATTGCCTTCTTGATCGACAGTTCTCTTTGTGCCTTTAGTTTCAATCCAAGTATCCGTAGCTGGATTTAATTCAATTGCACCAATCCAATTAACAACATGAAATGGATTTACATTTTCAGCTCTAGTCGCAAAAGTATTTTTTAGAAATACTACATCAGTGTATTTTAAACATACAACATCGCCAACTTTAACTGTGTTGGGATTTCCAAGATCTTTTACGAATCTTAGATCTGCTTCTGGATTTGAAATATTAGATGCTCCTATCACCGCTTCAGAACCTAATAGAAGATCCACAGAAGTTGTGTAGTGTTGTGGTCTAAGTAAACCATCTTTAGTATCAATACTACATTTATGTTGTGGATCACCTAAAGCTCCACTACTTACAGATTTAAAATTATCTACAAGGAATCCACACTTAAATCTATCTAACTGAGTTTGAGAATCTCTTAATGTTAAATTTTTAGTATCCGTTTCTAGAAGAGAAAGTGATGTATAATATTCGATATTTCTTATTCTGTCTTCAAGTCTTGCAATATCTTGCATTCTATATCTTTTATGCGAAGATAGTTGTACAACCACATCATCAACAGTATAAACATATGGTTTCATTGTAATTGTAGCCACTTCTAAAGCGTTTTCAATTATAGAAGGAGAAATTGGAGTTAATGATGGGACTCCTTTGGATATTAAAAATTCACCATATCTATTAAGATAAAGTTTATCTGTTCTGGCAAGATAGTAAGAATAACTTAAGAATAAATCTTTGTCCTTAGCAAAATTATATGGGCTAGAATTAGTTGCAGGCAAAAACTTTCTAGATTCAAATTCAAATGGGGAATATGGAGTTAAGTTACTATTGTAAGGGCTGACTCTTGGTCTCAAGTCAATAATATCACTTGCTCTATTAAAACCAACAAAAGGCAATTCAGTTGCATATCTATCACTATCATATGAAGCAACAGTAACAAAATCTCCATCATCATTTGCATCTATGTAATAATGGTGGAATACAATTTTTAATTTCTTTGTTGGAGCAGTAACGCCATCTTTTCTTACTAAAAATGAAAAATCGGAGATTTCAAGAGTTTGTCCATCGTTAAAAATAAAATCTGATACTATATTTCGATCTCCCTCTATTAATAAACTTACTTTTGCAGTAATATTTGATTCAGTAAAAACAATTTTTTCATCTTTAAGGAAGGTATTTTCATTAATATAAACGAATCCAAATTGATTTGTTCCGTTAGTTTCAACAAACATCGCCAAAGCACTACTTGTTTCACCATAAACAATCTCACCTTTTATTGCATTTAAAATATTAGCATTTAAATCAATAACTTCTAATTTTGGCAAATCGGCGGAATTATTATCTGAAGATTCAAAAATTGCAGAAACAAAAATTACATCAGGTACATTTAATGAAATCTTTTGATCCTGAACTCTTGTTCCATAATAAGGACTAAATATTAGTCCATCATTAAGAGTTGTGCTACCTATTCCAGATTTAGTTGTACTTGAATTATTGATTTCTAATATTGCACATCTATTATAAATTTTCTTTCTTGGTTTTAATTTTCTTTTTCGAAAAGTTGCTGTTAATGTAGCGGAGCCATTTTGAGATAAATTAACTAAAGTTAAAGTTCTGGCAGCAGTAATTGTAAACTGGTTTTTAGTTAATGGTTCTACAACTCCATTACTATAGACTAATGTATAGTCTTCCTCATCAAAAGGCTCTAGAGTAAAATTAGTATCACTTTCTAAAGTTGCTGTCAAACCATTTGATGCAACAGTTACTGAATATGATTTCCTAAAAACCATCTCTCCTTCTGATATATCAACATTTGAAATATTTGTGTTATCTAATTCTGCAAAAAAGTAAGAATCTGTTGGATTTTCTAGTACAGAAATTCCTTTCACTAGGCCAGTGAGAGTTGTTGCAGCTGAAGGTAATGTACCAACATTAACGCCAGTAACACTAGTAGTGGCTTCAATTTGAATAGTTTTTGAAGCAGCATTTACTGAAGTTACTCTATTAAATGTTGGTAATGTATCATTAGACTTTGTATAAACAAAAATATCTCCTGTATTAATTCCGACTCCAAATGTTGAATTAGATGATGTTACATTACTTATGCCGCCAGCTGCAGCAGAAATAGTAAAACTGGTATTTTGAGGTGCAATGGGTATTGCTTGGGATATCACAGTGTCTGCAGTAAATACTGTTGTGGCTCCACTAAATCCAACTATTTGTCTTATATCACTTAAATTATAATCCCTAACATTAGTTACTGTTCTAGAAATATCTTGTCCATCGACTTTTAATTGTTCACCAGCTGAAAAAGTTCCAGAAACTTGGTATAACACCAATTGATTAGAGTTTGAAGCATTTATAGCTAAAAATCCAGATGCAGAACTATTTTTTCCTTCAATAAATGCTGGTCTAGATAAAGTTAATGTAGCATTTAATTGCAAATATGTATATGTTTGTATATCATAGGATGAACTCTCAAAAATACTGGCAGCGTTTGAATATCCAGCATTTTTTAATTTCAAATCGTAAAGTCTAGCGACGCCTATGGGAATTCCAGAAGCAACACCTGGAGTTGATGTTCTTTTTGAATACAAAGATACTTGACTTGTTGTTCCAAATCCTACAGGAACTGCCCCATAAACATTATTAAGTTCTACCAAATTACCTAAAGTAAATGGAACAGTGGTATCTTTTACTGACTCTGTAGTTCTAGGTTTTTCTAAATCTGCATTTATGGTTATCTGAGTTTCTACTTCATATCCTTTAACATACGCCTTTCCAGGAGAAATCTGTAAAGTTAATAAATCATTCGAAGGTGTATTTCCTTGTTTTGTTAGTTGACGAAGATTATAAACTCCATTGTTTCCCTGTGCATTGTTTAATGATTCTTTAGCTACTACACTAAAGGGTTTTATATAATAATCTCCTGATTCATCATTTGTTCTTCTTGCCAATTCATCGGTTATTAAACTAATTGGGTCTTGCTTTTTAGGAACTTTTTTAATTTCTCCGTTTTCAATCCTTAATAATTCCACAAAATTTTCATCGTTAAAATCATCCAGTGATTTTTTTATTAAACTAGCAACAATTCTGAGTCTATCAGCACCAGGAGCAGCAAAATTAGAAAATCCTCGTGCATTATCAAATAGATCTACATTTATTTGAGAAGGTACAGCAATGTCTTCAAAAATAGATAATCCAACTCTATATGAAGGCAAATTGCTATATTGATCTAATATCACAGTTTGTGGAAAAACATCTACAAAAAATCCTCTTATAAAATAAACACCCTCTTCAATTTTAATAGCAGATCCTGTAGCCGTAGAACCGGAAATGATAGCAGTAGCAAATGAAGAATCTAATCTAATAACTCCTTGACCATAGTTTATGTTTTCTAGTACAAGAAGATTTTCTCCATCTATAAATTTACTACTTGAAAAATTTGTATCACTAGAACTTTGATACTTTATATACAAAGTATTGTTATTATTTTCAGAATTTTCTGCACTAATATATCTTTCAATTTTAGCAAAAACTCCACTAGTTTCGCCTTTTATTCTTTTATCTATTAACTTATCAAGGTATGCAGTTACAGGAATTCCTAAGTGAGTTGGGTCTATTTGGACACAAGTATATTCGGAATCATATGCTACATTTCCAGGTACTACTACTTGCCCTTCTTTGAAAAAATGTTTTCCAAACTTTTCAACTTGATTTTGTAATATTGATTGAAGGGTTGTTAATTCTCTCGCTTGAATTGGAGTTCCCGGTTTGAATAAAACTCTTTGATAGTTTTTTGTTACATCAAAATCATCAAAATATGGAGATGTATTTAGATTAGTATTTTGTGCCATTTTTATTAGAACTCCAATACAATTTTAATATCTTCTTTTTGATTGGCAGATCTTGGGATAGGTTGTCTGTTATCCAAGTAAATAATATCTCCAGATTTTTTATTATATTCAGCTGAAGAAATACCAGCAACAAACTGTTGTCCCAACTGATATATTCTATTATTTATTGTGGTGGTTACACCACTAAAACCTGTATTAATTGACAATGTTGGTCCAATGATTGTAGAGCAATTAATGGTTGTTCCATATCCAACATCTGGATTTGAAGTAAATGGAATAATTTTAAATCCAGTTTCACTTGAAGCAAGCCCTGTTGGTTGATAGTATTTTAATACTCCTGTTATAGAATCCCAAGAAGCTACGAATCCTATCGCTGTTGATCCAAATCCAACAGTTTGTTTTATAACAGAATCGACTGCATATGTTGTATTAGTGGTAACTCCGCTTAATTTTAAAGCATTTAATCCACTAACCACTGATGTATCCAAAATTTGAACATTACTTCCTAAAATAGTAGGATTTTTTAATATTCCAACTCTAGCAAAATCATTTCCTAAAATAATATCGGGGTTGCTTTCCAAAGTTTCATATCTAGAATATAGTAAAACTTTATAAGCACCCAGTTCTCGATAAATGTCATACCCATGACCGCCCTTTGGTGGAATAATCACATTAAAAGATGCTATGGAAGTAGTACCAATTCCAGTATTACTCAATTGTTTTAGGGGTCCAGTTATTTCAGATCCAGGAGCTCCTGGATAAAATTGTATTGTTCCATAAGTGTAATTTTTTCCACCATCTGTAACAAATACTTCAGATACTTTACCAAAAGAATCAATTGTAATTGTTGCTTTACCTCCAGTTCCATCACCCAATATAGGTACATTGGAAAAAGATGTTGAAATTGGTTGATAATTAGAACCTCTGCTATTAATTATGATAACTTCTATCTTACCATCAACTGCATTATTTTTTGTAGGAATTGACTCACCCGAACTTCCCCAATTTTCCGGAACTGGTATATATTCTATGGAATCAAATTTAACAATTTCAGAAGGTTTGATAGTATATAAGTATTTCCAAATGTAGCCATCACCACTAGCTCCTGCAGCTCTTGGTTCTAAATCAATAAATGTAGGTTGGTCAAAAGATGGTCTTCCTTTTGGATTTTCTGGATCAGTTCCATTTTGTAGACAAATATAAACTCTCAAATCTTCATTTATTACATAAAAATTTGCTTCATATAAACCAGTTTGAGATGTAACTGGAGTGACATTAAAAACATTATAATCATGCCTATACATTTCAAAAGTATTTCCAGCAGTCCAAATAACTTTTCTTACAAGTCTTCGTACATCTTGATTTGTGATTTGTTTTAATGATATGATACTTTCTTTAACTACATATTCTTCTTTAAATCCATCTAGAGGAGAGGGCGTATTGGAAATCCAAGTAGAAGATCCGCCCGCTGCTGGACTAGAACTATTTGGTAATCCTATAAAAGTATAATATTTATTTGAAGTATCGCCTACACCAGAAACACTTTTTACAAAGCTTTCTGCATTTAAAACTCTAAATTGATCCGATATTATAGCGGGCATTTTAAAACATACTTTTTTTTATTTAGTTACCTTTTACTTACTTACAATGTTTCTAGTTCTTACAATTTTTGGTGAGGATGATATTCCAGAAATTCCATTGTCATTAAAAGCTGTAAAAGTTTGAGGATTTCCTAAAACTCTGTTTTGATAATCATATACTTTACCCCAACTATATCTTCCATAGAAATTATTTGTCCCAATTCCAGTATTATTTGATCCTCTACTATAAACTTTTACATAATTATCAACCATGGGAGCAAAGTTGCATGTTACTGTTACTATACCAGCTGATGGTGGTGTTATATCTTCAACAATATAAACACCATCTAGGAAAGATTTTGCTATTCCAATTTTAGAATTTGGATAATTACTCATACCACCAAGAAGGGTTGTAATCCCAACTAAGTCGCCACCGGTTTGAACATTACTATCAGTTATTACAAAATAATCTCCTTTTGATAGCTGGCTGTTAACAATACCAAAAGCATTCAGTGCAGAATACCCTACGCCTAGAGTACTATTATCATATTGTTCAGATTTTAAACTGAAAGAAATTTTTGGAGATGTGGTTCCGATACCGGGAGTTCCTGCTATATGCGTAGTAATTCCAATAATTACTCCAAAATCTCCCTGTACTTTAAATGATCTAATCAATTCAGTCTTATATGTGTCACTTTCCACTAAAACTGGGGGAGAACTACCATTCACATAACCAAATCCTGGATTATTTACTTGTACGGATACAATACTTCCATTACTTATAACAGCAGTTGCAGTTGCAGGATTATAAATTGGATCTGCATACATTACAGTAGCTCCAGTTCCAACTATAACATATCTGCCATCTGGTCCAATATCATTTGCAAATACTAAATCATTAATATTGTTTGATTGTAATGTGCTCCTGTAAACCCAATTTGTCAAATCAAAGGAATAATACAATTGTCCAGAAGATGTCACTGCTACATAGAAACCATAGTTATAATATATGTTTACTAAATTTTCAGCTCCAAGATTATTTGAAATAAGTTGATATGTATCTTTACTAACTGACTTCAAAATTATTCCTTGATTTCCAACTATAATAAAGTTTCCATTGATATAAATTATTTTATTTAAATTATTGGTTACTGGCGATGGTGTATTTTCCCATATTGTTCCATTATTAGAAGTTCGAATTACCCCATTGTTACCAACAGCAACAAAATAAGTATTTCCAAATGTAACACTATTAAAATCTGATAATGTTTCGGAATATCTACTAACAAAACTATTTGTACTTATGCCATTACCAACAAAAATGGATCCACCAGCCCCAACAGCAACCCAAGCATTAGCATAACTAGAATATACTATTTGATTAAATGTCCCTGTATATGCACTACCTACTCTACCTACAGCTCCTATACCTAAAACAATAATATCTTCTTCTAATGGAATTTTAGTCCAACTGGAAATAGTCGATCCATTGTCTGTAGCTCTTATAATTTTACCCGCCGTTCCTGCAGCAACTAACAAATTACTTGTACCAACACCGACTACTTGAATTGAATTAAAATTGGAAGTTTGACTAAATCCAACTGTGCCAACTTGCCAAGATATTCCATCAGAACTTGTAACAAAAACCGAACTACTTCCGATAGCAACAAATTTGTCTTTATATTGTACAGATTTTAAATTATATGATGTAGTTAAACCGGTTGCGTTTTTCCAATCAAAAATAGGATCTTTTAATGCAATAACAGATTTTGAAATAATTACTTTTGGTGATTGTGTATTTGCGTAACCGACTCCACCATTTGTTACAACAATAGAAGAAATTGTAGATGAAGTAGAAACTATAGCCTGTGCTGAAGCTGGTGTAATAGGTTTATCTTCAAATATTAAAATATCTCTCACATCTTCATTAAGACCATCTACATCGGTAAAAAGAGGATATGCATTATCAACATATATTGTACTATCTTGTGGCTGAATAGTTTTAATGATAGTTGCAGAAGGTCTTATATTACTTTGAAGATTTGGTCTAGATTTGGAATATAATGTGCCACTAATCACAGTATCACTATCTTGTTTTTGCCAAGTAAGAGGTCTAATTTTTGTTGGATTGGTTATTATACCAACCGAATAATAATTGAAAGTTTCTAATTGATCAGCAGCGACTATTTTTTTAACAACGCGGTCAAATTGAGAAATATCAAAAGGATCTTCTGGATTTTCTTGAATTATTACTTTATCTCCAGGTTTAATTGTTGGTGGTGGTACAACCAACTCAACATCATTAGATGATCCTCTATAGTACAGGATAAAACATTTTGATCCAGGTTTAGGTGCCTCAGTAAATATGACTCTACTTCCAGAGAATTTATACGATAAATTTGGAATCTGTAATACATCGTTTATGTATATAAAAATATTATTTGTTACATCTAAATTTGTTCCAGTAGGAACTCTTAGTCCAAGAACTTGTCTTACCCCATTTATAGTTGTAGAAAGAGTAAACTTTTTCCTAAATCCATTAAAGAATTGAGAAATATCATCAAATTTTATAAATTGACCAGGATAAAAACCACTAAATGAGTCAGTTTCTACTGCATCTACCGTTAAAACAAATTCTGTTAATGATCCACTATGAATAGTTGGTATCCCAACCACTTTTAATTTATCACCAACTTTATAACCAATTCCGGAATTATCGAATTTAAAGTCAATAATACTTGATCCAGAACCAACCTCTACTGTTATTTTAGCTTGCTGGCCCACGCCAGATGTTCCTCCAGTGTACGCTAAACCAAGATTACTATATCCAGTAGGTATTCCGATTACAACGGTTGGTGGCGAGGTTATAGTGTATCCAATTCCAGCATTTACAATTGTGAATCCAGTTATTGTTCCAGCAGCACTAACTAAAGCAGTTATACTTGCACCAAATCCAACAGTGGCTGCAACGCTGACAACGGGGGCAGATCTATATCCTGATCCACCACCAGAAACACTAACACTGCTAATGGTTCCAGTAACAGATACGGCTGCAGTTGCAGCTGCTCCAATTCTTGGAATATATCCATGACTTGTTGATACAGCAACTCTAGATATTTTTCCTGCTTTTGGAACTCCAGATATAAATTTAAGTGTGTTTGTTCCAGATCCATCAATCGTAAAATCATCAAATGGATTTTGTGCAACATTATTGATTAGTATTATTGGATTATTACTTATTTCAGTGCCACTATTAACATTATTAAATAAAGTATTTACGGTTTGTCCCTTAGATTTTATAGTAAACTGTGTCGCAGCTATACCAGTAAAAGATAGAGATAAATCATCAATAAGTAAATTTTTATCTTGGGGAGTGCTGGGATCAAATTTTCTACTAAAAACTCTACCACTAAAAGTAGATCCTGTTAGTAGTCCCACTCGACCTATTTTTCCATATGGAGCAGTATCAAAATATATTATATCTCCAACAACATTAAAATTACCAGTCATAACAGTGGCAGATGTTCCAACAGTATGTGATGTTGCGACTGAACCAAAATGTCCTCTTACAACCTCTATTTGATTTGCAGAAGATATACCAATTGTTTTAATTGAAATCAATTCATTTGCTAAATTAATAATATCCCCCGTATTTAATGAAGAGATACCTGCTGATATGGTTAATATTGTTGTCGATGCTGTCGAAACACTGGAAGCTAAAGAAACATTTAAAGATTTTCTAGTCAAAGCTTTTTGTATTATCCCATCAATGGACACCAATATACTGTGATTTGGTTCTTTGTATTCGAGATGATGAATAGCTGTACCTACACCAGTAATATTTAAAAATACACTGGTGGACAATCCAGATAATTTAAATTCATTATCATTTAGTTTATATACAAAGAGAGATTGTGGTAAAACTTTAGTGCCCAGTTCAAGTGGACTAAATTTCAAATTATCATTTGAATCTGTGCCTCCGATATAAGTTCCAGCAACAGAAACTATAGAGGTAGATGCATATCCAGATCCACCATTTAAAACTCCAACAAAATTAATTGCTCCAGAAGAATCTCTAGAAATATCAAAAGTAGCTCCAGATGAATCATTAGAAGGAACGGAAAGATAACTTTGATTCGATTGCCCAGAAATTACAGTTGGTCCAGTTTTTGAAATTACAAATGTAAGATTATTGTCGGGAGTAGTACCACCCAAATAAGTTCCCGCAATAGAAACAGTTTGTCCCACAGAATATCCCTTACCACCTTTAGTAGGTAATATTGAAGTCGAAAGTGGTTGACCAGTAGTTGAAGAGTATGATCTGAATACTGTAAATTCAGCCGTGGATCCAGTTGTTGTTACTCCAATGACTTGAACATATGATTTCGAAATTGGTCCAACCGGTACTAGAACTGTACCCACTCCAGTTATACTTGTCGTTATCGCAACAGAATATCCATTTTCAAGAACTGCAGTGCCATCAAAATTATGAACCTGTATTAAAGTTGAAGTTATACCCGAAACATAAGAAGTTGTAGCAATTCCAATAGGACTTCCATTAGAATAAGAATATGTCAATTCTTGACCAGACTGAAAATTGTGATTTGGAATTATGAATGTATCAGTGACGGAATTGATATTATTACTGGAAACTTGATGTTTAAATAAGGGAGTTCCATTATTTTTTAATTTAAATGTTGT